GAAGGCTTTTCTCGACACGCACACGGGCAAGGACGGCAAGCTCTCGCTGGAAGACAGCGCGGCCTACGACCGCATGGAGGCGGATGTCGTGGCGCTCGGCAAGGACATCGAGCGCCTCGAGCGCCAGACGGCGATCGACAAGGAGCTCGCGCAGCCCGCGGCCGCGCCCATCACGAACGCGCCGGGCGGCAAGACGGAGTATCCGCAGTCGGCTTATCACGATGCCGTGATGGATGCCATCCGCAGCCGTTTCCGCAAGGTCTCGGACGTGCTGCAGGAGGGTGTCGACACGGACGGCGGCTATCTCGTGCCGGAGGAAATGGACAGCCGCCTCGTTGACGTACTGACGGAAGAGAACGTCATGCGCACGCTCGGCACGACGCTCACGACGAGCGGCGAGCGCAAAATCAACATCGCTGCGACGAAGCCAGCCGCGAGCTGGATCGAGGAAGGCGGGGCGCTCTCGTTCGGCGAGGCGACGTTTGACCAGATCATCCTTGACGCGCACAAGCTCCACGTTGCGATCAAGGTGACGGAGGAACTGCTCTACGACAATGCGTTCAACCTCGAAAGCTACATCATCGAGCAGTTCGGCAAGGCCATCGCGAACGCCGAGGAGGATGCGTTCCTCAACGGCGATGGCGCGGCGAAGCCGAAAGGCCTGTTCCAGATGGCGGACACGGGCGTTACGACGAGCGGGGCGAGCATCGCGTCGGATGACCTTATCTCGCTGATTTACTCGCTGAAGCGCCCGTACCGCCGCAACGCTTCGTTCCTTGTGAACGACCAGACGCTCGCCGTCATCCGCAAGCTGAAGGATAATAATAACGCATATCTGTGGCAGCCGTCGTACCAGGCGGGTGAGCCCGACCGTCTCATGGGCTACGCCGTTTACACCTCGCCGTACGTTCCGACCGTCGCGGCGGGCGCGGCGGTGATGGCGTTCGGCGATTACAGCTATTACAACATCGGCGACCGCGGCACGCGCACGCTTCAGGAGCTCAAAGAGCTCTTCGCAGGCAACGGCATGGTCGGCTACGTCATGAAGGAGCGCGTCGACGGCAAGCTCATCCTGCCCGAGGCCGTGAAGCTCCTGAAAATCAAGGGCACGGCGGCAAAGGCGAGTGCCTGACAGATAGCTGCTGACGAATGAAAGGAAGGGGATGCCTATGATTGCCGATCTGGCAGAAGCGAAAGCGTATCTGCGTGTGGATGGAGACGAGGAAGATACACTCATTGATGAGCTCCTGCGGGCGGCGCAGAAACTCTGCGAGGATGTATCACGCCTTGACGAGACACACTACGACAATGCGGGCGGCACAGCGAGAGCCGCCGTGCTGTACACGTTGGCGTATCTCTACGAGCATCGTGAGGAAGCCGACCATCACGCGCTTGTGCTGACGCTGCGCAACCTGCTTGTGGGCGTCCGCGAGGAGGGATTCTGATGTTTGTCACCATCGGAGAATTGCGTCATCGCGTGACAGTCGAGCGGGCGGCAACAGAAGTGGATGACGCAGGCAATCTCCTCACGACGGAATGGCAGCCCGTGTTCACGACTTGGGCGAAGGTGCTGCCGTATTCCGCGACGATCAAGGACGGCGCGACGGAGCAAGCGCCGGAGGTCGGCTATCGCATCGCCATGCGCTATCGCACGGACATCCTCGTGACCGACCGCCTGCGGTGGGAGGGCAAGACGCTATTGCTTGTTGCGCCGCCCTATGGCAAAGACGGCAAACGAGAGTATCTCATCCTCGAAGCGAAGGAACTGGTGGAAGATGGCTAAGTACCAAAGAGCCGAAAGCATCCTCAAAGAGCTCGGCGAGCAAGCGATGGAAGCGGCGAAAGACGCTCTCGCGGATGGCGCGGAGGTCGTGGCTGATGAAGCGCGAAAGCGCTGCCCTGTCTATGATGGACACGACCGGCGTGTCATCAAGGGCGCACTCAAAAAATCCATCCACGTCGTGAAACGCAAGGGCGGCAAGGAATACCGCATCGTCGCGGACGCGCAGGCGCAGGACGGTCTGTTCTATGGCACGATTGTGGAATTCAGTCCGAAGGGCAGGCCGTTTCTTTATCCCGCGCTCGACGCGAAGCGCAAGACCGTGCAGGACATCATCGTCGAGCGCGTGCGGGAGGCGATACGGAAGAAATGAACGTCAAAGAGCAAGTCTACCAAGCACTTGTAAAATCGAAGAAACTCACGGCGCTCCTTGCCCACGACCGCAAGGGGCGCTGTATTTATCCCATGCGCAGCCCCGATGCGGGCAGCTATCCCATCCTCATGTATTCCGTGATTTCGGACGTGCCGGCGCTCATGGCGGACGGCGAGGAACGGGAGCGCGTCGTGACGGTGCGCATCCACATTTTGACGAAGGACGGAAATTTCGAGAGCATTCTCCGCGAAGTGCAACGCGCCATGGTCGGCATCGGCTTCGTCCGGGCGCAGGCAACGGAGTTTGCGGAGGGGCAGCTTTTCATCATGGCAATCGATTATCGGACAGGAATAAGAGGCATCACAGAGATTGTCTCCCATTTCGTGCCATCCATGAAATGAACCGCGTCAATGAACAGGTAGAAATATCCCTCCATTCATACAGACTATCGTATTTATTTTATATCGAATCTATCTAAAACGGCCCTTGCGGATTGGCTGTTTGGATCCAGTTGCACAGCTTTCAAGGCATCTTCATAACCCTCTTGGTATCTCCCACAATCAACATACGCCATACTACGTACAACATAATAGATTGATTCGTCCCCTTTAAGGGAAATCGCTTCGTTGCAGTCTTGAAGAGCGGCTTGTGGATTCTTGTTGTTTTTGCTGAAAAGATACGCAAAGGCGCGTTCGTTATAAATCGAAGAGATAAGGCTGCTCCTCTTGAAGTTTTTGTCCAATGTCCGCTGGCTTTTATTGATGATATACGTGCAGTCCTCTATCGCTTGGTCGTAGTTTAGGAGTTTGCCTGCGCTGATCGCACGGTAAGCGTGAGCATATAAATTCGTTGGGTCAAGTTCAATCGCTTCCGTGCAGATGTCGAACACTTTCTGCGGGCTGCTCATGGCCTCGCCTTTTGAGAACCCCATGAGTTTCTGCATGGAAAGGTACTTGTTGTTCATAGCCTTGCCGGCTTCGGCAATCCTCGCTTTCTCGGCAGCGCTGGTACTGCTGGCAAGCTTCTGCTTCAAGGCGGCAATTTCAGCTTCCTGTTGTTTGTTGGCGGCTTCCAATTCGTTGTACTTCTCCGTCATCTGGGCGAGCTGCGCCGTATTCTTTAGGCTCTCATCGACTTTGTTCGTATCAACAGAAGCCGTGATGTTCACATCAAAACGGATCATTCCGTCTTCCGTCAGGCTTTTTTTGCTGTCCTTCTTCACGATCTGGAGGACACCGTTCGTCACGACGGTGATCTTGTCAGCAGTCAGCTCCGCGTTCTTGCTTTCTGTATAGCTCTCGACATACACACCCGCTTTCTCTAGTGCGTCTCTCTCCGCTAGTTCGAATGCGTGCTGCTCGGCTACGTCAAGGGTCTCGAAGGAACTCATGGTATACGAGCCAGATCCTGTGAACTCCTTCACTTCCGCGCTGCAAGGGGCTGCTAAAAACATGGATACCAGCATGATCGCTAGGATTTTTTTATTGCAAGACATCATCGAAACCTCCTATGTACGCCAATTTTTTAAAATACAATTTTTGCAAGAACGCATACCAGAACCACGACCATCATCAGAGTCGTTGTTGCACAGCCCCATCCCCCAGAAGATTTGCTTGCACTCTTTTCTTCCGCCGCGATAGGTTGCTCCCATGGTTCTTTGATATCTGCTTGCGTATCGCTTTCTGCGTTTCCGTTTTCGGCTTTCATTCTGGCTAAGACAATTTCTGTGGTAGCAATAAGGTCTTCGGTGCTTCTGGCTCTGCCAATAAGCTCCGCAGATGGCGTTGGTTTCTTCATTTCCTCGTCATAATCGCTTCTGACTCTCGGATAGCAGTAGAGCGTCGCCATTGTATCGGCTAATGCTCCGTGCGCCTCGCCCTGCCATTCGTAGCCATAGGCATCGGCGCATTTCGTCAACTTCTGATAGCGATAGTTGCCGTGGTAGTCGTCCCAGTCTCCAACGACACGAGCATACTCTTTCATGACATCGACAATCTCCGCGTCGTCACGCCATTTGATGCCCGCAGCCTCCAAGAAATGCAAGTCGAACTCGGTGTTGTAGCCGATAATCGTCTTCGCATTTCGGAAGATAAACTGGAGGATTGGATGGCATTCATCAATCGTCAACTCGTCCTTGACGTCCTCCTCGAAAATTTTGTTGACGGACGAAGCTCTCCATGTCCACTTTACATTTCCGGGATTGAGCCTGCGATTGAATAACACTTTCCCATCGCCGGATAGAATTGCAAGATCGACGATTCCGTTCTCCTCTGGATCGAGTCCGGTCGTCTCAGTATCAAAACAGATTGTGCTCTCGACGGGAAGCGGATGCTTCATTTCTTCATCAAGCTCCGCCAATTTGGCAATATGAACCTTGTGCTTCTCTGCCTCCAGCTTCTCCATTCCATTCTTGGCAATCTCGTAGAACTCGTTCTCTGACAAGATTTGCAGGTCTTGCCCTTGCTCAATCAGTTCCTCGGCTCTCCGCTGCTTCCCGCTCTTGTCACCTTTGATCTTGCGCTTGCTGGCTGCGTAGTCTCCTATGACGAGATAATTCGTCTTTTTTGTGACGTTGTCCTTGAAGATGGCACCCATGTCTTCGACGATGGTTGCAACCTCTTTCCTCGAAAGTTTGTGCAATACGCCTGTGAATACGAAGACCTTTCCTGCAAAATCCGTTTCTTGCATGGGAATCCCTCCCCTACGTACTACGGTGCCGACTTTCATATTTGTTTTTAATTCGACAAAAATTATATATTTCCTTCAAATTTTCAGAAATGATTTTTGATTGTTTCATTTATGAAACTCGTGGACGCGACGCAAGCCATCTACCGCACTGACCTCGAGAACAAGCTCGCGAACATTGACCGCGAGGCCGCGGCCTACCGGCAGAAGGGGCTCGACGAGGTCAGCGCGACCGAGTGGTCGGAAGCCAGCAAGGCGCAAGTCATGGCGAGTTTCGAGAACGAGGTCGCATCGAAGGTCGATGCCGTCTGGAAAACAGAGCTCCAGAACCGCTTGGACGATATCGAACGGGAAAAACAAGCATGGATTCAAAAGGGCCTTGACGAAGTCAAAGCGACCGAATGGGCGGAGAAGGAAAAGCTCGACGCGAAGCGCAACGCCGCGCTGCAAGTGCTCCAGTCGCAGAAAGAAGAATTCCAAGCCTACCTCGAAGGCGGGCAGCGCGGCCTGGCCGAGTATT